AAAATGAGAATCATCAAGAACATCGCATGGTCAATCTGTCATCCACTGAACGCATTCGCTTGGCTGTATACCGGCGAGTGCCGTTCGACTGTCATCAAACGTCGGCGCGCGCGGGCCGCTGGACTCGCAATCGCCGTCAGCCTGTGCGTGGCAAGCGTCACGTTCGGGCAGACGAGCGCCACCAATACTCAATCGGCAGTTGCCATCGAGAACATCATCGGCACCATCGTTACCAGCAATCCAACGGTGGAAGGTATCCTGACGAACGTGGTTGTTGAGTCGGGCGCGGCCAGCACGCTCAAGTATCCCACCAAGTTCGATGCCAGCATCAGCGAGGCGTATCCACTATTCAAGGTGTCGTACAAAGCCATTGTTGAAACGGTGATGTTCGTTCACTCAAGCGTGTTGGAATCAGCAGGGTCGCAAGACGAGATCGGCGTCGGGTTCAACACGTTCAAGCGTACCACGCCATCGGCGGTGAAGCCCGTTGTTGGCACTGTATCACCAGCCGCGCACCATGGCGTATTTGTCAACGTGGTAGTCGGAACCACCAAGGCGTTCAAGGGAAGATTCGACCAGAGCGATACCGGAATTCAGGCGGGCGGATACGTCACGTTCTGAGCGTGCCATCATGGACGAGGACGATGAAAGTCTTCTGGGTTGGCTATGGCGGGGATAGAAAGGCATTATGAAAACCTCTGGCCTCTTCACCATCCACTCTGTGAGAATCCCCAAGGTCGATGCGGGAGAGGTCTTATGGTTGTTCCCGTTCGGTGATGTTCACTATGACTCACCTTCGTTCAACCGTCGCGTCTGGGACAATTCCGTGGCCTGCTGGAAGGAGAAGCTGAAGACTTGCCGCTGCTACTTTCTTGGCGTAGGCGATTATCTGGACGGATTCAGCACCAGCGAACGCGTGATCATGGGAGATCGCAAGATTCACGACTCTACGCGATCCAACATTCAAGACGGCCGGGCACTGATGGTGAAGAAGTTCTCCGAAGAAATCAGCTTCATGCGCGGGAACCTGATCGGGTTGATGAACGGAAATCACTACGCGGAATTTCAGGACGGCACCAATTCAGACCAACGGTTGTGTAGCGAGATGGGGTGCAAATATCTAGGCGTCCAGACATTCGTGAGGCTGGCGTTTCAACGCAACAAGTCGACGGGGAACTTCAGTCTGGACATCTTCGCGCATCACGGGAAAGGCTGTGCCAGGCTTACAGGCAGCAGCTTTAACACCGTAGAGCAAATGGCAGAGTATGCCAGCGCCGACATTTACATCATGGGCGACTCTCACAATCGGGGAATACTACCCGGAAAGCCGCTGCTGGAATTGAGCGGTTGCGCCTCGTTGGTGATGAACATTCGCCCACGATGGCTCGTGAGATCGGGTGGCTACCTTGGAACGCACGAACCGGGCACTGTCAGCTACATTCACGACACCTGCGGCGCACCACGAAGCATGGGCCACGTCGAGTTGGAATTGAAACTCACGCGAGACTGTAGTGGCGGCGATGACCGGACTTATGTTGCAGTACGCGGAATAGCGTGAAACCACTTCACCCTCCCGCGCCGACTCGCAAACAAATCTCACGGCGCGACAGTCTCCCGCCATCGAGGGCCGGTATCGCACAAGTACCGGCCCTTGTGTTTTGTTGGGGTAGAGGGGAATCTGTAATTAAAGTTCGATTTATCTTGTAGTAATACACTGGTGGTATATAGTCGGTCGCATGGCAACGAAATCCAAGCAAATCACGGTGATTGAGTGTGCGTGCCAACGGTGCTCGCACAAGTGGACAACGCAGCGAAATGTTCGCCCCATGGTTTGCCCGAAATGTAAAAGCCCCTATTGGAATAAGCCAAGGAGGGAACAGAAGTGAGTAACTGGACGCAACCAGAAGCAATCGCGTTATGCGTGGCAATAGAAGCCATTTGCCCGCGTTTCGGTTGCCATGTTGCCCTGACTGGTGGGTTGCTCTACAAGGAGGGACTGCGTAAGGACTGTGATATATTGTTCTACCGTATTCGTCAGGTGAAGAAAATCCAGATCGACGCCATGTGGCAGGAGTTGATTAAAATTGGGTTCATAAAAGTGTCTGGTTTTGGCTGGTGTTTCAAGGCTGAGTACGGGCCGCAACGGAAGAAGGTTGATTGCTTTTTCCCCGAAGAAGAAAAGGGCGAGTACATTAGCAAGAAAGATATTGAGGAGGGTGTTTTCAAATGAAGCGCACCGCCCTCAAACGTTCAGTAAAACCCATGGCAAAACGATCCGCTCGACGTGGCAGCGTTGAGGCCAAGGATGCCAAGTGGAGGGCCGATGTTAAGACAAAATTTGGACCGTGCTGCCGCGTTCAGGAATGCTTAATCGAAGTCGCACACACCCATCATGTACTCGGGAAAAACGCCAACCCACGGTTGCGCCACGTTGTTGAAAACGGGGCAAGACTTTGCGAGCCTCATCACTGTTGGGCGCACAAAGAAGTCGAGACTGCACGAGCGTATTTTATCAATTTACTTTCACCGACCGACGCAGCGAAACTACAACAACTGGCTAGGCAACGCAGATAATTTCTGGCGAACCTGACGGCCATAAACGGTCAGGATGAACTGTAACGAAAGGCAACTGCAAATGGACACAGATAGCGTATTCCAAAGTCGATTCTTGAAGGCAGAAGATTTCCCCGGCGACGTGATCGTTGTCGTGGCAAAAGTCGAGATGGAGAAGTTCACCGACATCAAGACAAAGGAAGTCGTTGAAAAGCCCTTGATCTGGTTCAAGGATTGCGACAAGGCGCTTGTCTGCAACAAGACCAACTGGGAAATGTTGAAGCGTCAACTGGGCGTCGGCAGCACCGATGCGTGGATTGGCAAATCGATCACGATAGGCGTCATGGACGTTCAATCGTTTGATGATATCGTTTCGGCTATCCGAATCAAGCCTTCAAAGGCCACACCGAAACCCGGTGGCAAGACCTTTGGCACACCCGCTCCTGCCAGCGAACAGGAAGCCGCAGAATCCGGGGCTGACGAAGAAGCCGGCAACGCCAGGAAACACGGGAAGTTCTAAATCATGCTGGCCGACAATGACAGGATGATGCAAGCCGAACGCGAGTGCGTCGAGTGCATCAAGAAACTGGAAGGCATGGTGTCAGCCGTAGCCATGGCCAGGCAGATTGTCGGCCTGCGTGATGATCGAATCAAGAAGTCTCTCTCGGTGCTGGTGTCAGAGTACATCCGCAAGGGTGGCTCTGCCGCCGGTGCCGAGTGGAACGCCAGGGCTGACGAACGATTTACCCAGATGGCTTCTGATGTTCTGGATCAGACGGCGGAAGCTGCGTCGGTGCTTTTGAAATGGGACATTGAGAAACTAAAATTTGAAAACGCTCAAGCTCTGAGAAACGACGAACGAGCCAAGATGAAACTTTTATGATTAAACCAATCCGCATGACGATCCACAACATTGGGATCGTGGAAGACATCACCACATGACAGGAATCGAACTCATAGCAGCCGAGCGTCAACATCATCAACGCAAATATCCAGCAAGTCACGATGACGGTCATACGAACGGTGAACTAGCCAAAGCAGCGGCTTGTTTTGCCGTTGGTGAAAACATTATTAGAATGAGGGACGGCTATTCAACAAGCGTATTTCCGCCGGTGGATGGAATGTGGCCTTGGGAAGAAGATTTTATCCCGAAGGGCCGCATCAAGGAACTGACTATCGCTGGTGCTCTTATAGCCGCTGAGATTGACCGCTTGCAACGAGCGTCTCGCCGCCCAGCCAAGCCCTCACCGAGCCAACCACAAGGAGAAACAAATGCCATTGAAACGTAAGCCCACTCTAACCAAACGATTCCTGTGCTGGATTGGCTGGCACGATTGGAAGTCGCTTGGCATGACCTTTTACCTGAATCCTTGTCCACTGGAGCAATGCTGCCATTGTGGAATGGGAAGGCAATTCAACATCGCAGGCTTTTGTACCTACTATTTGGCAGAGGAAATGCCCAGCCTCGCCCTCGACGCCGAGGAGAAAGCATGAAACCAGAAGCCCAGAGGATTGCCATAGCCGAGGCGCGTGGGTGGAAATGGTACTACGAATGGAACACAAGCCCCCAGAGGTATTTGTTGTCCAATAAACCGGGTCGTGATTGCAGCGAACGATACCAAGCGTTGCCTTCCCGTCCAAACGACATATCCAGCATGGTCATTGATGGAGAGCTTCCCGACTACCTCAACAACCGCACGGAGATGCAAGAGGCCTTACAAATGCTGACGGATGCTGAATGGCGCGAGATGGACGAGTGGCTCGAAAAGAACGGCGCGTCGGCCGCCATTCGCGCCAAGACCGAGCAACTTGCAGAGGGATTTTTGCATATCAAGAATATCTGGGTCAATGAACCAGCCAAGCCCGAAACAAAGACAGGAGAATGAAGGGATGAAGCGCAACAACTCACAGAAAATTAAATTCTTGGAAGATTGGTTTGATGATATGTGGCACACACCAAAGAGATGGAAGGGCAGAAAAGGGTGGCGCTGGTGGGACGAACGCCACATGCTTTGGGTGCCGGAGGATACATTCGACATAGCAGCAGACAATCTCTTGAAAAGCAGGGAGCCAAAATGACCAATCAGCCAGTTAACCCAGTCGAGCAGCGGCACAAAAAACTTGCAAACACTCTTTATCATCTGTTTCGACAAACACAAGAGCCATTCACCGTAGAGACGATTGCCCAACTCATTGCAAACGCCAAGCCTGCCACGGTGATGCCGGAGAGTTTGAAGGAGGCGGTTTCGCAACTCAAGGAGCAGTTTATTAGCGGCCCAAGTTTGCTGGAAGTCGTAACTGTTTATAAAGTGCCGCTAGAAACCCTCCTCACCTTCTGCCAATCCGCCGCCGAGCAGTTGGCGGAGAAGGATAGAGAGAAAAAGAAGTTACAAGACATTTGCAAAGACCATAGCAGAATGGCGGCTAAGTACCGGGAAGAACGTGACTCCCTGGGGGGCGATCAGGCGGCGCTGCGTGAAGAGTTGAGAGGGCCGATGGCGCGGATTGAAAAGAGAGAAGAAGAAAGATAGTGGGTAGTGGGCTACTTTGAATGAAACCGTACTACAAAGACGACTACGCGACGATTTACCATGGCGACTGTCGCGAGATTCTGCCTACCTTGCCCAAGTGCGATTTGCTACTGACTGACCCGCCGTATGGGATGGAGTATCAGTCAAACCGGAGGACTCCACACCAACGAAAAGAGAGGATTGCTGGTGATGACAAATTCCCGGAGTGGCTGTTTCGGAGCATACCTGCTTGCGGTTTGTTTGTTTGCAACAATCCGCTGGCGCTGATCATAATCGCGGTATCACGAACATGATAACAAACCCAAATAGATTGTTACCCGGATTCGTGCCTCGCATCGAATGGCGACCGGCATTTATCGTGGTACTGGACGAAAACCGGGCTGATCGTGAAACGTTGGCCGACTGCGTAGGCTCCCTGGGGGGCGATCAGGCGGCGCTGCGTGAAGAGTTGAGAGGGCCGATGGCGCGGATTGAAAAGAGAGAAGAAGAAAGATAGTGCTTGCAATGAAATGCGGCTTGCGGTAAATTGTTTTTGTGATAGCAGTGAAACATTTAGTCAACACAGCAACTTCCTGCGCGGAGGCTTCTCACCTAGACTGCTATCACACCCGCCGGGGATTGTTGTGTTGGCTCTTTTCAAGTTGTGGGGGAACATGGGCATTGAATTGAGTAGGCCGTATTGCCTTCGTGAAAAAACATGGTTGCATGGTTGGAATGAAGTCCCGTGGCTCATGCTGGAAATGCGTCTCATAAAAAGAATCAGGCCGCTTTTTAATTACAAGGACAATCCCGACCGGCGACGAATATCCGAAGATCGCACGGCGGCACTTCTTAACTCGCGTTGATTCGCAATGCCCAGCCTACCATACATGAAATTTTACACGAAGGATTGGCGCACAGAGCCAAAACTTCGAAGATGTTCAGCGGCTACAAGAGGGATTTGGATAGACTTCATTTGTGCAATGCACGAAGACGACTCACAGGGCGTACTCACCGGGACGCGAGAGCAGCTTGCGTTAGACGGTCGGTGCTCTGTCGGTGAAATCGTCCTAGCACTTTCCGAGCTATCCACCTCTGGCGCGGCTGATATAAGCGAACGCAACGGAACGGTCACAATCGTTAACCGGCGCATGAAACGCGAGGCAGAGATCAGGAGTATTAGAGCCGCGGCTGGCCGTAAGGGTGGAGCAAATACACAAGCAAAAATAGAGCAAGACTGTATATCTGCCTTTGCCTCTGAGCTTGAGTCTGAGAAGTGGTTTAAGGAAAAGGACTTTGAGACTGCCTTCGAAGAGTTTCTTCAGCACAGAATTGAGCTGAAAAAGCCGATGACAGACCGAGCAAAGTTGCAAGCAATTCGAATCATAAAACCGTGGGGAAAAGACAGGGCAATTCAGGCGATTCGAACCAGCATTTCGAATGGCTGGCAAGGCTTGTTCGAACCTCGTTCGAATGGGGCTTCGTGCCTCCCCGGCAACACACACCGCGAACGCTGGCAGATAGATGCCGAGATTGCCTCAGTGAAATCAGATCGCGCCAGAATTGTGGGAGTTTACACTATCGAAACCCTGCGGCAGGAACGCAGCCCAAAGTGCAAAAGGTACGATGAACTCACGGCTGATCTTCACCGACTAGAGCAGGAGAAATCTAAATGAATTGCCCGCATTGTAATGGTACCGGCGTCCACGTCAACCCGCGCAACTGCAATATGTTTTTCTGCCAAGACTGCGCTTTACCGAGTCTTCAGGAAGACAATTTCTTGCGCCCGATATTCAAGTCAGACCTGAAAGAATCCGTCATCAGTGGCAAAGATCGATACGCAGCCTTCATTTGGATGGTGAAAGTGTTGACGGAGAAACTCACCCACAAACCCAAGGGAGCAGGGGCCAGAACATGACATTTCCAATGGAAACCCTAGAGCGATTCACGGAACTATTTGAAGCCGGTATGCCCAAGATACACGCCTGCGATGCCGTAGGGGTCAAGCGCACCAACATCAAAGCCTTGTTAGGCGCGTGTCTGACGGAAGGATTGATTTTCTTCCAATGCGATTGCAACAATCGAGCCACGAGGATGGTGCACGGTGAATATGTTTGTGAGAGGTGTTACCAGGTGGACTTTGGAGACATTCACTTTCGACGCATCGTCACGACAAGGACAAACTCATGGCAGCCAAAACCAACCCCAGTGCCTTCGCTTACCGGCTACCACGTCCACCTTTTTGGAAGCAGTTTATGAAATCACTACGCAATCCGAACGTCTGCGGATTTTTGGAATTGGCAAACGCATGAAATTCACCATCCCCATACGCACCTACTCCGAAGCCAACAAGAAAGAACACTGGGCAGTCAAGGCCAAGCGGGTCAAGAACCAGCGCGCGGCTGTAGCGTGGGCATGGCCCTTTAGAAACGCCTTTTCTCCACTATGGGACTTGCAAGCAACCCTCACCCGCATAGCTCCTAGAGAGCTTGACGGCGACAACCTGCAAAGGTCATTCAAGGCCGTAAGAGATGAGGTAGCCAAACAGTTGGGAATTGACGACCGCGACAAGCGCGTTACATGGGCCTACGCTCAACGCAAAGGCAAAGTGAAGGAATACGGTGTAGAGATTCAGATCGCGCAGGAGGTGCTGGCCCTCAAATGAAAAACCAAAGTAGCCCACTACCCGAATCAAACACCTCGGTCAACTCGCAAACAAGAATGGAGTGTTGAAGGAATGACAACAGGACTAAAACTGCTAACGGCTGTGTGGGAAAACGGAATGAGAGACTCGTGGGGTAGAATTAACCACTCCATGCGCTCAGCGTTGTGTCTGGTGATCGGCAGCGGGCTTGACCTGGCGGCCAGCGACTTTGATGTGATCTGGAATCGCTTCCGCGCCGCTTACTGGAACGGCAGTGAACCGAACTGGGTTTACACGATGGCTGTAGTCGTCGGCAATGTCGCGGTTCAGGAGGCGTGGGAGAAACACTTAGGATTCAAGCCGTTTCGAGCCAACGGCGTGAGCGGCCCCCGATACGGAAGTGGAGAGGGGTACATTCACGGAAACAGTATGAAGCGGCAGCGTGAAAAGCTGGCGGTCGGATTCGGAGTGGTGATCGACGACAGGCAATGGTGGGTAACCCGCATTGAAACCGAATGCGTCAGGATGGCGAGCTACAAGAAAGATTACCCTGAAGGCAAGCCGGTCAAACTCCGAAAGTTCTCACGCGAGGAACTGCAAGAGATATTTCCAGCATCCGAGAAGAAAACGGTGGAGGCATAATGCGACGGAGAGACGCAACGCCCGGCAATCTGTTCAAACTCATGCTCCAATGGGGCGAGTTTCTGGATTTTTGGACGTATGACGAAGAACTCAAATCGTGTTGGGAATTGTGTTTCGATTGGCAACGTGTCAAAAAACAGTGTGACCGGCTGATTGAGGCGAATCCGGCGTGTCGTCAGTCCTACGAAACGCAACTCAATGTCGCGCTGGACCACATCCGACAGCAACTCAACAGTGAAGTTCCACACTGGCGAGAACTAGAAAAACGCTTACGGGGGTCTGTGGCCGACACGATTATGGGTAGTGGGCTACTTTGAATGAAAACGCTCTTGTTTCAACTTGACGGCAAAATCCCGAACATCGCGCTAATGCGTGTGGCTCAGCACCATCGCGCCCGGGGTGATGAGGTTAGATTCCGCTGGACAGGTAGCCCGCGCCGGGAGCTGTGGGATTCCCCAGACGTTGTTTACGGCTCCGCGATATTCGAGAAATCAAAGCCAGCCATTGAACAACTTCTCCACGAGTTTCCAACGGCGATCATTGGTGGTACTGGCGTTGATGTTGCATCTAATCTTGAGGCTTACGGGATCAATACGAACACGCAAGACTATTCGATTTACGATGGCTGGAGGCAGTCGATTGGCTTTACACAAAGGGGTTGTCGGCTCAAGTGTCCGTTCTGCGTCGTACCGAGGAAGGAAGGCGCGGTTCGTAGTCGGCGCGTATGACAAGCGAATCTCATGGAAGGATTTTACGGCGGCAAACTACGAACCGAGAAACCTGTCAAGAAATGAAAAACCAAGGGACTTATATACAAAGTTACCCTAACCAGAACAAGCCCGAAGTCCAAAGCATCGGCGCGAAGCCGTTCCTAAAGTGGGTGGGCGGCAAGCGGTCGATTCTGCCGTTGTTGATCGAGCGGTTGCCAGAAGCCTACGGGACTTACCGCGAGCCATTTGTTGGTGGCGGGGCGTTATTCTTTGGTGTCCAACCGAGCAAAGCGTATCTCTCGGACATCAACTTCCACCTGATTTTGACTTACTTGGCCGTCCGCGACGACCTTGATCGCCTGATTCTAAATCTCAAACTCCATGAGAAAAACCACGGCAAGGAATACTATCTCCGCGCCCGCGAACGTCTTGGACACGAGGACGACACAACCAAGATTGCCGCGCTGCTTATCTACCTGAACAAAACCTGCTTCAATGGGCTGTATCGCGTCAACAAGGCAGGGCAGTTCAATGTTCCCATTGGCGATTACAAAGACCCGTCTTTGTTTGACGACGGCGCACTCCGCAACGATTCCAAAATCTTGCAGGGCGTTACCATCATTCAGCATCCATTCTGGCAGATCCCGGTAGTGCGCGAGGACTTCTACTACCTTGACCCGCCATACCACAAGGTCTATGCCCAGTACGACAGCAGCGGGTTTGCGGAACCAGAGCACCGCGCCCTTGCCAAATTCTGCAAGGAAATTGACGAAGCAAAAGCCTACTTCATGCTGTCCAACTCGGACACGCCATTGATTCGGTCGCTGTACTCACGCTACCACATCGAGCAGGTGGAAGCGTCCCGTTCCGTATCCTGCAAGGCTCACCAGCGCGGCAAAGAGAACGAGCTTGTTATCCGAAACTACCAGTAGCGGCTCGCGGGCGAATCAGAGCGGCAATCGCCTAGAGCGGTTCATCCAGCAGCTTTTGCTCGACAAAGGCTATGCGGAGTTTTGGAATCACACGAAAGAAATGTTAGAATCCAACGTAGCAGCGATGATATGGAGGCAAGTAAAGTGAAACCCGACGACCCATCCAAAAGACATCCAGGAGTTTCTAGACCGATGAACTGCAAACACAGAGTTCCCGCAAGCGGCGACGATCAAAGAAATCAATGCGCTCTCGAATCTTCAACCGCTATGGCACAACGAGAATTGCCGAAAGCGCAACCGATGGGAGAACCAGTAAATTGCACAAGCTACGAACTCTCCACCTATTTGCAGGCGCTGGCGGCGGGATACTTGGCGACCTCCTGCTTGGACACCAACCCGTCTGCGCCGTTGAAATCGAACCCTATTGCCAGCAAGTCCTACACGCAAGGCAACAAGACGGTATACTTCCGTGGTTTCCCATATTTGCGGATGTCAAAGAGTTTGACGGCAAGCCATGGCGCGGCCTCGTTGACGTTGTGTGCGGAGGGTTCCCCTGTCAGGACATTAGCGCAGCCGGGAAAGGCGCAGGATTGGAAGGTGAAAGAAGCGGCCTTTGGGCAGATATGCGGCGTGTCATTGGCGAAGTACGACCCCGTTACGCATTCATTGAAAACTCCCCAATGCTTACTATTCGAGGACTCAACCGAGTCCTTGCTGACATTGCCGCATTGGGGATGGATGCGAGATGGGGAGTGTTTTGCAGCTGTCAGCACAGCCTGTTGCACCACCGAAAACGAATCTTCATTCTGGCCCACGCCGCAACGGATAGACGAGGATTTTTGCAGGATGACAGTCGAATCAAGCAGTCGGGTAGGTCATCAAATTCAAGTAACAACGGAACTTATCCGACGCAATGGCAAACGCTACCCGCTGCCGAGTTTTGCGGAAGCACTGATGAATTGGCCTCCTGGGTACAGCCGGGCTGGAAAGCCATTGGCAACGGACAGGTTCCTGCGGTGGCTGCTCTCGCATGGGAAACCCTGATCCCGTAAAGCTGGCACCGGTAGTGGGCTACTTTGAACTTTCATGCTAAAACCCCAATGTTTTGCCTTGAAAATAGTTTACGATTTATCTGTACATTAACCCACCGTTGGGTTATATTCTGACCATGAAGTTGAACGAACAACCAAAGGAGATAACGGCAATGACAACACGCTACGCAGTCAAGGATGCCTATGAATTTTGGCTCTCTTTCACCGGCGAACGCAGCCATCAGGTGAGCCGTGATGATTCGACGGATGCCGACACATTTGATACCAAGGCTGAAGCTCTCCTGGCTGCTGACACAGCTGGCGAGAAGCAGGCCACCGTTGAGGCCGTTGACTAAATGAATCGCCTTTCCAATGCTGACCGCTCGCGGGTTGTTGCCTGTCTGGTCGAGGGCAAGATTGGAGAATTCAAGATTAACGCTCCAGTCTTTGTCACGACAGAGGGCAAGTTCAATGTGGGCCTGGACGAGCGATTGAAGGAGATCGCTCAGGAGTGAAGGCATGAAAGAGAACGAAGTCCAAGCCAGTATATTCTCCGCCGCACAAGAGCAAGAGCTTGTCAGGCTGAAACAATATATGCCTTATCGCATTGTCTGGGGATGTGTGAACACCCAGACAGAGCCGCATGAGTTTGAAGCTCATGCCGACTACAACCGCAGAAAACTAAACGCCAAACTCCGGGCCGGGTGGCTCGTAGCAACTGTAGGAGAATAAAAATCATGTACGTTCCAGAAAGAACGTGGACTTCAAAGCTGGACCGTCATTTTGATCGGGCTAGCGTGTGGGAGTGTGAGGTAATGCAAGCCATTCGGGTTTATTCCGATGTTGTGAAGCAGGACTTGTTTCTGCCACGGAAAGAAAAGTACACAATGCGGGATGTCAACGAGGAGATTACGCGGAGTCTGTTCCTTGGTCGAGGTAAGACTCTCACGATTAAGCAGGCCAGATTTATTGTTAAGTGTTCTGCGGTATTCCACAACACGGATTGCTCTAAGTCCGTAGAAAAAAGCGTGTCATAGTGGACTTGCACAAACCAGTAAAGCTATCCACCGGGCGCACGGTAGTCCATGCCATTATGCCAAACGGCGCACAGTCCGCCAGCATTTTATCGAATGGTTATTGCGATATGACCGAGACGGAATGGCAGGAGTATTGCCAGATCATTCACAAGGAAATCCATGTAGAGGCACAGGAAAAATCTAGGCATATACAAATTGGCGATACGTCCTACCCGGTAGGCCCAAGAGGAAGGGATTAATATTTATGACATCTGAAGCGATGAGAATTGCGATTCTTGAAAATACCGGCTGGAAGTATATCTCGGAAGGCGTAAACTTTGGCTGGCTTGACCCGCAAGGACACAAGCGGCCTGTGTGTGACCTGCCTAATCCACCTTGCGACCTTAACGCGATGCATGAGGCGGAGAAGATTTTACCGGCGCTGCCTTACTTGTACCGACTCCAAGAAATTTGTGGAGGACGGATGGAACATTCAGGCGACTTGTCAAAAATCATCAAAGCCACCGCCGCTCAACGCGCCGAAGCCTTCCTGAGAACAATCGGCAAATGGGAGGCTTGACTCTTGAACCGCCTCTCCAACGCTGACCGCTCGCGGGTTGTCGCCTGTCTGGTCGAGGGCAACAGCCGATGAGATGTCCGCACTGCCACGGAAAGCTGAATGTCGGTGCATTGCTGGGTTCGCTAAAATCTCCCGCGAAATCAGCCGCAAGCCGCGAAAATGGAAAACTCGGTGGCAGGCCGCGCAAAAAGCCTGCCGAACAGAAGGGTTAATAAAGTGCATAATCAAAGTAGCCCACTACCGATGCGCCACATGACGGCAGGCGGGTAGTGGGCTACTTTGAAAATAAATGAAGAAAATTCTTGCATATCCTAACTGTTTGGTTATAGTGAAGGTATGAAAACGAAACCAAGCAAAGGTCAGCGAAGGGAGTACGGTCGCATCTTCCGTGCGATAGACCGCTACTACGACAAACTCGGTCAACTTGGGGTAGAACTGACAGAAGCGGAGAAAGTGACCCTGAAACGCCTTGAATACCAAGCAAAGGACTTGCGCGCAAAGTACGAGTTCGATTAGTCCAACGAAAGGTGGCAATGAAGAGATATAATTCCACTCGAAGAGGTAATGTTAAACTTTCACGGTGTCTTTGTGGGTGGTCGAGGTTAAAAAAGAAGTGGGTGCGTAACGGTTGTTTACTACACGTCAATGAACCACGACCGCCAAGTGAATGGGATTCGAGACAATATGCGAGGGAGACATGACTCACATACGAATCGCCTTCGTTCCGCAGGATTGCTGGGTAGGTTTGTATTGGAAGCGCAATAGGATGCATCGAGCGAGAATGACGACGTGGTATTTCTGCATTATCCCTTGTTGTCCGATAATTTGGCAAACTATAAGGCATTATGAACCGCCTCTCTAACACTGACCGTTCGCGGGTTGTTGCCTGTCTGGTCGAGGGCAACAGCCGATGAAATGCCCGCATTGCAATCACAGGCTGAATGTTGGCGCGTTGATCGGCTCGATAAAGTCCAAAGCAAAGTCAGCGGCCAGTCGAGCCAACGGGAAGCTGGGCGGTCGTCCACGCAAGAAACCTGCCGAACAGAAGGGTTAATAAAGTGCATAATCAAAGTAGCCCACTACCGAAAATACTTAGACGACTCCGACTTTTCGGGCGAATCGTTGACATCCACAATCCCGGCGTTGGGTGAAAGCATGAACGCACTCGACGCCCAATTCCTCTGGATAGCCCTATGTCTAACGCTGCCCCTCATCGTGGCCTACCGCATGGCGAGGAAATAACATGGCCTTCATTACTCGATCACCAGCCCAAAAGAAGGAGCGCAAAGACTTGGCGACACTGAGGAAATACCGGCTTGGGCCAAGGACATGGACGCTCAAGAATTCATTTGAGCAACAGCTACTAAGCCCTGAGCAATACCGAAAAAGACTTGCGAATGAAGGCAAGCTATGTTAAATAAATAACTCATGGCCCCACGCCTAAAGTGGCATGATTCAGCGCCAGTCGCTCTATCTGAGCCGGTGAACCCAGATGACGGCGAACAGTTCAATGGCAGTGACGTACTATCGTTTGAAGAACACTTTGTAGCCCCCCCAACCGACATGGCCGATTTCCTTGACGGACCAACTGATGAAATCCAACAACTCTGCATTGCCTGTGGTGGAATCAGTCCACAAGCCGCTGAGGTAATCGCAAAATGGCATCATGCAGCCGTAGAGAAGGAAAGCCGTACATTACAAGCCGCTGTTTTGGGCAGGTTTGTGGAGTTCCTGTTGCACACCAAATCCAATCCAGTCAGAGCCTGGGCATTGGGATTCGCTTCTGAATTGCAATCAATCCGCCCAATGACCATTGCCAAGATCGCCAAACGATTAGGCATTAGTGGCGCTGAATTCAGCAGGCAGAAAACTGTATGGGAAAATCTATTAGGAATTGAAGGGCACGGAAGAGGCAGTAAACAGTCGCGTTCGGCGTATAGTGAAGCAGCCAAGAAGAGGTGGGCGAAGAGGTGAAACTGACAGAGACAGATAAAAACATACTTATTGCGGCCATGATTCTAGTGGTAGCGATCAGCCTGAATGTGATGAGAAGGAAGAGCAGTAATGAGCACGCACCACGCCTGGGTAGGTTATCTTTATTCGATACCCTCCACGGCCCGAGTTTCGCGATTTCGCTTTATTTCTATAAATGGTTGATAATTAAGTAGGTGACACGTAACGCCATGACAATTACCGCCACTCAACTTGCCCGCAAGTACGATGTCAGCCGCAAGACCGTTTACGAATGGCTGAAAGAGGGATGCCCGGAGAAAAAGGGTGGTGGATTTGATCTGGCGGAAGTGAACACATGGCGTGCGGGCCAGCTTGGTCACAGAGACGAAAAGAACAAGACCAGCAAGGCATACTGGCAGGTTGAAAAATGGAAGCTGGACTGCAAAAAGATCAAGCAGCAGATTGACCGGGATGCAGATTTGCTGCACGACAAATCTAAATGCGCAGCCAGCCTCTTAGAAATTCGTGCAATCGAGAGCAGAACGTTACACGGACTCGGGGCGAAGATTGCCAGCCAATTCCCAGAGGTGACGGGTTTGAAGGCGGCGATTGAGAAAGAAACGGATGCGATTGTGAAGAGGCTGAAGCAGTGATTCTCACCGAACACCTTGAATCGGCCCGTGCCGGGTGGAAGGCGAGGGACGCGCGGCCAATCTGGGCCATTGCCGATAACAGGTACGGCATGGACAGAACGCGCCGTAGCGGGGAGAAATGGCAAATCATCCGTAGTCCGTGGTGGAAAGACATTCTGGACGCTTCAGCAAGCCCCACGACTCGAATGCTGGTCATCGTGGGGCCGAGTCAGGGCAGCAAGACGGCTGGAATGCTCATGAGGCTGGCATGGAGCATTGCCAATCGGCCCGGCCCGAAGCTGTGGCTCACGGCTGATGACGATTTGGCCAAGGACGCCAGCCAGGAGCGGATACAGCCGACGCTGGATAGGTGTCCAGACCTTGAAGGGCTGCTACTGGACAACCGGCTGGACAAGACCAATTGGAAGATCAGGACGAAACTTTGCACGCTGGACGTGGCTGGGGCAAAGGGCGACGTGGTGCTACAGCAGAACCCATACGAGGAAGTTTACTGCGATGAGGCCAGGAATTACCGGCCCGGCCTGCTACAGATGGTCGAGAAAAGGCAAAGGAGTTACGAAGAGCCAAAGACATTCGTCTTCACCAGCGCCGGGAAAGTAAATGACGAGCTTGACGTATTTTACAAGCAAGGGACATGTTTTGAGTGGGCGTTCCCCTGCATGGGATGCGGTAAGGAAATGCTGCTAAACTGGAAGGCGGTGAAGTATGGCGAGCAACGAAATGACGGTAACGGTAAGGCTGGACTGGAGGGACTTTCTGAAGGAGTTGAAGCTGTTGCGGTCATCTGTCAGTCGTGCGGCCATAGACATTCAGATGTACCGAACGTACGTCGCGCTATCCTCGAAAAAGGCCACTGGACGCAAACCAACCTCGCGCCGACGCAAGGCGTAGTCAGCTACCATTGGAACGCGCTATTGCCTCCGTGGATTCATTGGGCCGATCTGGTTGCTGAATGGAAGCGGGCCAACGCACAGAAGAAACTGGGCAACATTGAACCCCTGAAAGTATTTGTCACCGAGACACTGGCCGAACCGTGGGAGGAACGAGTGGAGCAAGCTGACTACGCGGCCTTGATCGAACGCAGTAACGGCACCGGGTATCTGTGTCCAGAAGCCCGCAGGAACGTCTGGCTGGCCGGTAGCATGGTCGATAACAAGTTTGTTGCTTCGGAATCTTGGAAGCACGAGAAACGCAAGCTGCTCATGGTGGACGTACAACAGGAAGTGAAGTACTTTGACATCCGCGCATGGGGACTCGGGGGTATTTCAAGACTCGTTGGGTATGGCAAGGTTTTTACATTCGAGGACATCCGTGAGATACAACAGGAATTGAAGATCAAGGATGGGGACGTAGGCGTGGATGAGGGATACTTGCCGGCAGAAGTCAGGCAGGCTTGTCTGCGGTACGGCTGGAAAGCCATGAAAGGCGTTGAACAGGAATATTTCAGCCATGAATTCCCCGACCCGAATAAGCCGGGGCAGACAACCAAGATTCGGCGGTTGTGGACAATGAGCAGAAGCGACCCGTACATCGGTAAACAGAATTCAGGCAGAGTGACGGTGCCGCTCGTGCTATTCAGCGTGTCAGGGATAAACGAGATGCTGGAATATTTTATGACAGGCAAGGGCCCGCTCTACGAATTTCCGATGGACACGCAGGAGGATTATTTCAGGCAACTGGCGGCGGTAAAGCCGATGCCCGACCCCAAAAAACCGGGGCGGATAATTTTCAAACAGGTTGCACGGGATGACCATTTTAGGGATACCTCGAAAGAATCGCTGGTTGCGGCAATCTGTTTGGGGCTGGTAGGGAGCAGTGAACCGACTCTAAAACCAACTTCCGCTCCATTGAATCTAATGGCGGAAGGGTACAGCAATCAAAGGCGGGCTTATGAATGAACGGGAAAGCCAGCCCCCCTCTTACTCTGCGTACTTAAAAAGTGCTGCATGGAAGAAATTCAAGGCTTCTATATTTTCCACAAGGGGCCATAGATGCGAGAGGTGTGGATTTGACAGGATGATGCTACATCTTCACCATAAAACGTATGTACGCCTAGGAAGGGAGCAACCAGAAGACGTAAAAATTCTGTGCGTATCATGCCACGATTTAGAAGACAACGAACGGAGGATTTCCGCAAAGGCTGCCGCCAAAGAAAGAAACGAAGACTTTTTTTACACATGCCGATTGATGGGGTGGGCACGGAAGGTAAAACATTGGAATGAACATTCCAATTGGGATGTACAGAGTTACTCTAAGGAGTTTGACGCATGGTGCGAAAGGAGGGAGGAATGATTCACCCCGACAAAATCTTTGGCCGTCTAGGCAATCGCATGTTCCAGATGGCAGCCCTGTTATCAGCTACGGATACCAGTCATACCGGCGAATGGTTCTTTCAGGATGAGGCGCTCTTCAGCACCATTGCGCCGCAGATTCGACAACTCTACGGCCAGAACATCGGCTCGGTGCCATACGTGGCAATTCACGTGCGCCGTGGGGATTACCTTGACCCGGCCAAGGGCGGATGGCATACCAACCTGTGTGCAACGAATTACTACTGGCGGGCCATGGAGCATTTCCCGGATGCGCGTTTCCTCGTGTTCTCGGATGACAAGGAATGGGCCAGAACCTATTTCGTAACGCACCCCGATATAAAATTCTCTGAGTACCAAGACGAAGTGGCAGACCTGAATATAATGGCCTCGTGTCACGGCCACATCATCGCCAATAGCAGCTTTTCATGGTGGGGAGCCTGGCTGAGTCCTCACGGTGGGCCGGTGATTGCACCACGAGAGGACAGGTGGACAAAGGACGGCGTACCGCACTGCAAATTGCCAAAACACTGGCGGCAGATAGATTTTAACTAAGGAGATTCCAATGCCCGATTCAATACAAATAAAAGTGACGCTGGACAAGTCGGAGTTTGATCGAGATGTGGAGGAGCTAAAAATGACGATGGCGGATATTCGCCCTCAGTGTTGGTGCTGTCGTTTTGTGGCGGCGGTGAAGTTCTTTTTTCGGAGGTACAAATGAACACCGATCTTACCATCATCATCCTCTGCCACGCCACAGCGACAAACAAAGAGTCGGAATGGGTTCTAGAGGCGATGGAGAGCGTCAAAGGCCAATACCCCATCGTGCTTGTGGACAATGGGGAGCAGGAGAACCTAATCAAACTGCGTGCGGCAAAGTACGAAGCCAAGTACATCCGCGCGCCAGTCAACTGCCTGCCTCCCGTTGCCCGAAATCTGGGCGTGAAGGCTTGTGATACACCCTATTTTCTGGTGCTAGATGCTGACGATCACCTGTTACCGTTCTCGCTTAATACGTTGGCGTTCTTGAATCAGCCAAACGTGGCGGTGGTTTACGGTGACATGATTGGCTTCGGAGAAACCAGCTACCCGATACCCTGCAAAAACCACAACATCAAACCCGGCGACTTCGACCGGGACAATCAGATATTCCACGCCTCTATTATCCGCAAAGAGGCATGGGAATCAGTGGGAGGATATTGGGAAGACTGCTGGAGCTTTGAGGACTGGGATTTGTTCGCTCGTATATCGGCCTACGATGGCCGGGATTGGCGATTCGTTTATTGCGACCAGCCGTTCACCGAGCACCGGGTACGGTCAGATTCACGGTTCGCGGCTCAGTGCAAATCCGGTGAATTCTTGGAAGGCAGGAAAGCGGTTATTAACCACGTCCACAAATTCAGGCAAGCCGGCAATAAATACGAACAACCGGAATGCACGGTGGTGATGACCTATCGCCAGCGGAAGTTTGAACCGAATCACGAGCGGTTGAAACTTTTCATGGAACACTTCGCACTGGTCAAGGGTGTGAGTGATTTGATTATCGTGCATCAAGGCCCGGGCGTTCTGATGTGGGTTGGGGCGAACATCATCAACACGAAATATGACGGCGTATTCAGCCGCGCATGGGGATTGAATGTAGGCGCGCGCGCAGCCAAGACCGAGGTGGTAAGTTTCGTGGATGTGGACGACATACTGCCACCGGATTATCTGCTAAAGGATTTGGATGATTTGGAGAATGAATTCTGTTTTGTAGTACACGGCGCACAAGTGCCATGGGGAACCCCGGAAGAAAACAAGGCGGTGGAAAATCTGGCCATGCCGTTTGCGCAGAAGATCAGCAAAGCCAGGATGTTTCAAGCGGCGAACGGCTACGGCCCGGAGGGGCACATCACGATCAGGCTGCGTGACTTTGCGGCGGTCAGGGGATACAACGAGCAAATGTTTGGCTGGGGTCACGAGGACAACGACCTTGTTTCGAGGTTGGTGGCCAGTGGAATTCCCAAGCGGCAAGTGCTGGATAGAATGCGTACACCGTTGCACGTTGACCATCCCCGGGAGTTCGATGACAAGTACCCGAACGGAGAACAGCGGAACAAGGCGATTGCGGGAGGTTGGTAATGAAATCGCTCTGGAGCAAAATTAGGGGGCATATTTTCTGGGGAAAATGGGACACGGATATTAAATTCGTATTCAAGTCTTTTGATGCGAAAGAATATCAGGTTGTGCAGTGCTGTGTTTACCGCGTCGGATGGTCTTGGGGATTTGTGGAACCTCAGGTAGTTGGAAACAGGGTTACATTTAACGGTTCTGAATGGGTTAGAATCAACTCTAATTGCATGAAAAAACCAATCGGGTTTAGCTATAGAGTCGGATTCCTAATGATATCCGATAACGAGGAATTGCAGTATTATCCAGCGGAGGAATTATGCCAGAATTAAACTGGGGCGATGCAACCAAATTCCCGCAGATGCCCGAGGTCAAGGCCCATAAATACTACACCGTACTGCCCGGCGATAAGTTTGAACTGGACATCGCGGGCCTAAAGCGCGACGTGCGGCTATTCATGGGCAGCATCATCTACGGCATGACCCCGCCGGATTTCACGCTGGCAATCGTCCAGACAATCCAGCTACTGCACAAAATGGGACTGCCCCACAAGTGGAGCGTCCAGAAGGGAAACAGCGACGCGGCCTTGGCCCGGAACATCATGGCGGCGGATTTCCTATCGGGGAACTGCACGCACCTGATGTTTCTGGACTCTGATCACTGGTGGTACAATGACGACATTCTCAGGATGCTGGCCATGGACAAGCCGGTGTTAGGGATGTGCTACGCCAAAAAACAAAGGGACTGGGCGGAGTATGACAATGTTGGACAGGATATTTGGGATCATAAGGTAAAGCCCAAAGATGTGGTATGGGAAGAAGTGGGGCTGGTGTGTTCAGGTGTCCTATCTGAGGGGGCGAAAGAAGAGGACGGAATTGCTTTGGCAGATAGATTGCCCGCCGGTGGAATGCTAATCAAGCGCGAAGTGTTTGAACGCATCATCCAGAAACGGCCTGACCTGAAATGGACTTGTGGCGACGGCGTACCGGAACACCTGCAACCCTACATGCACAGTTTCTTTCAGCCCGGATTCGCCAGGGACAAGAGCCAGCATTTCGGGGAAGACTACGCCTTCAGTAACCTTTGCCGGGATTTGGGATTCAAGATTTATGGGGACATGATGGCCAAAGTGTGTCACTGGGGACTTGAATCGTTCACTAAAAACCCAAGGAGCTTGTTGGAAAAATGAGACTGGAAGAGATAAAGCTAAAATGGCGCAAGACATTGGCCGTCATGTGTACACTACCAGACGAGCACCCGCCAGCCACATTATCGGAGCAAATGCTCAAATTGCAGGCTGATATTGTGAAGGATTTCATCAAGGATTTGGATGAGTTAAGTCCACCAGATCAGCCGTCACTGCGTAGGGCGAACAATCTGGCCGGCACCATCTAACCCCCAATTTTTTCGTAACAATGTCCTCAAACGAGGAACATTTTATGAAGAAATTGCTCGTTAGATTGCTGGTTTTGGTAGTCCTGCCCTTCGGCCTAATCACCCTGCCGGCACTGGTTTCAAAGGCCAGCCCCGTGCGGTTATTCAGCGGCAGCACGCTCAACGCCTCAAATAACTGGAACAGCACCAATGTCCTTACCATCACGCTTCCCATGCGGGATTGCAGCCAGGTTCAGTTTGTTCTGATCGTGTCCAACAACGCGCCCAACAGCAGCAATACCGTGGCAAAAATCTATTCCCAGGACGACGGCAGCGGGCTCTATACCAACGCCATAGGTAGCATGTCGATTGTAAACGCCGGAACTTTGGCAGTGTATTGCACGTCGAACTTCACCGCAAACGCGGCGGATACCCTGCTGGTGATTATCAGCAACACGATTACCAATGGCACGGCCAACCTGACCAATTTCCCTACGTTAATCGGCAACACCAAACCGGGTTTGTAGCATGAAGTTTGTCGAGGGCCGCACAGAGCAGGAGTGGAAGCAACTACTGGACAATTATAAGGCCATGGAAGTGGCGTTGTCGTTGGGTAAACAGTACGTGGCTCTGTCAACAGGCGGCAAAAGTTTCACCCGAATCAGCCTTACCCCGGAGCAGATCCAGGCCGAGATCAGCAAGTGCTTTCGGTATCTGACAATCCTGAATCCCAAGGTCTGGGGCAAAGCCCGGGATAGCACGTACGCCAATTTTAGCTCTTACCAGCCGCACTAACAAATGCGTAAACCAAATATCATAGACAAATTGCGGTATCGAGTGGCTACAGGGAATCGCCTTACCCCTCGTGCTTGGCAATTCATGCACGAGGCGGTCAACATCACCCGCAATCGCTCATGGCAACCGATTAGAAGCAGTGACGCCGACAAGACAAACATCCCGTGGGAACGCATCGCCTGCATGTCCCACTCCCGGCGGCTCGTTGAGAACTACGGTTTCCCCCGGGGCATTCTGCGCGACCTACAGCTATTTAGCCTTGGCCCTTACGGGCTACGATGCAAATCGCTCTCGGATAATGCCGGTTGGAACACAGAGGCTGATGACTGGTTCGCGCAATGGTCAAAGATTTGCGATATTACCGGCAGATTCTCCCTGGTGGATTTCCAGCGGATGAGCCTGACAGCCATGCCTCGTGACGGCGATCACGGCATCTGCAAGATCAAAACGGAAAACAATTTCCCCAAGATTTGCTTTATTGAGGGACACCAGATCGGAAACGGTTTGGGACTACAACCCCCTCAGGCTGACAAAGACAATCTGGTGGACGGCGTGTTCCTGAACAAGCTCGGGATGCCGTACAAATACCGGCTGGTGTTCGGAGAAACCAGCGACGGCGAAGTGCGGGAAGTATTAGCCAACGATTTTATTCATGTGTACGAGCCTGACAGGTCTACGGGCCACCGGGGTATGACCTGGTTTGCGCCGGTACTGAATCACTTGCGGGACGTGGAAGATTTGCAGCTATACCTCAAGATGCAGGCCAAGCATGACGCGGCATTATTGGGATGGACGGAAACGGTAGGTGGAGCGTGGCCACAGAACGAATGGGATGAACAGGTCAACGCGCAGAACCCACCGGATGACAACAGCACCAATGCCTCCCCGAATGTTTCCATGGACGTGCTTCTTAGTGGCAAGATGTTTCATGGAAAAATAGGGGAAAAGATAAATGTAAATCGCAGCGACCGGCCCAGCGATCAGGTCGTGCGGTTTATCGAGGAACTGGAAAGCGACACGCTATTGGCGGTCGGTCTTACGGCCAACTGGCGGAACTTGTTCAAGGAAGGCGGGGCAACACTTCGCGCGGCCCTGATTCGCAACCAGTACCGATTTCAGGAAGTACAAAGGCTGGAAGAAGACAAGATGCTCAGGCCAATTCGAAACTGGGCGATTGCTTGCGCGGCGACTCCAAAGAGCAAAGGCGGACTCGGGGAAATCGGGCCGGTGCCGGCCAAGTGGTGGCACCAGGAATGGAAAGGCCCGGCGCTACTCACGGCGGATGTCACCAAGGTCAACAAGGAAAACCGCGAGGACATACTGACCGGAATCCGCTCTCCGCAGATGGATGCCGACCAAGACGGAAACGACTACGACGATTTGCAGAATGATATTCTGCAAGCCACCATCAAGCGGTGCGATCAGGCCACTGAGTTGTCCAAGAAATACCCGTGGCTCACCGAGACGGACGCAATGCACCTGCTTCAGAAGCGCGATATAAATCGTCAAACGTCCACCGAGCCATTGCCAGAGCCAAAGGAAAACGGTGCACCAGAACCCGGCAAGAATCGCGTCAAGAAAAACAACGGAAACGGAAACACGCCATGAAACTTTTGCACGTACTCCAAGCCGTCCTCAATGAGCCATGGGTAATCACCGAATCGGCCCACGCCAAAATCAGGATGGTGGTGCAGGCCAAGCTGGCTGGTGCGCGGGTATCAGATGAATACGAAGTCGAGGCAACTGCCAAAGACCAATTCCAGCTTACGGGCGACACGGGGAACCTTTGTGCAATCGTGCCGATTCACGGGATTATCGGCAAGGGGGTATCTGGTATTGAGCGCAGTAGCGGCATGGTGGGCGTAGAGCAGATTAGCGCCGACATCGATGCCGCCATGGCCGATGATAACGTGAGTTGCATACTTCTGGACATCGACAGCCCGGGCGGCTCGGTGCGCGGCGTGCCTGAGTTGGGAGACAAGATTCGGGAGGCCAATGAAACAAAGCCGGTGCTGGCGTTCACCGATGGCCAGATGGATTCAGGGGCTTACTGGCTGGCGGCGGGCGCGCGGGCGATCTATGCGAGTCGGGGAAGCGAAGTTGGCAGCATCGGCGTTTACATCCCATGGGCTGACGAAACCCGGGCATACGAGCAGGAAGGCGTATCCGTCAAGGTAATCAAGAACAAGGAAGGCACTTTTAAGGGCATGGGGCTACCGGGTACTGCGCTAACAGCGGAGCAGGAAGAGCATTTGCAAAAGAGGGTACAGGACATTTTCAGTGACTTCACTACGCACATTCTGGCAAGCCGAAAGGTGTCCATGGACGCCATGCGCGGTCAAAGCTTCCGGGCATGTGACGCTTTGGAATGCGGCCTGATCGATCAGGTAAGCGATTTTGAGACAGCGGTGAGGGATTGTCTGCTGCTTGACCCGCCGGATTTACTACGCTGATTCAATTAGCGATAACGGCTCGGGGATTTGTCTATTGAGTTTCTGGGGGATTCTTTCCTTCGTTTCGTAACAATCATCCCAAACGAAAAGGGCAATCAAGCCGACACGATTTTATGAAAACTGTTACCCAAGAGCGCGACGAGTACAAAGCATCGGTGGAAACCCTGACGCAGCAACTGGCGGAAGCCAACAAGCTGCGCACGGAAGCCGACGGGAAACTGGTGACGGCGCAAACGTCCGTTACTGATCTCACCGGCAAACTGGCGACGGCGGACGGTAAAGTCGTTACCCTCACCGGCAACCTCACAATTGCCAACGACAAGATTTCCAAGCTGGAAGGCGATAAGCAGACGGCGGAGCAGAAGGCCGCGCAGATCGTAGCGGAAGCGGGCGGGAAACCCTCCCAAGTGGCCGGTGCCAGCATCGCCACAGATTCCTTCACGGCGGAAACCGCTCGTATCGAGTACAAGCGGCTTCAGGCGGTCAAACCCAGTGGCCAGAAGATGGCCGATGCGTTCTACATGAAGCACCGGGATTTGTTTGTGGCCAAAAACGAGCGTTCACGTTTCGATCAGTAACAGCAGGAGAATGAATTTATGGCAGTCAATTTACTCAATGGCGTAAACCTCACCGCAATCGCGCAGGAGACAGCCAAGACGCTGCTCCCACAACTGGATGCCCTGTCCCGGTTCACCTTGGATTTGTCCAACGACATTTCCGAGCGCGGTGCCGCAGTGGTCACCCGCGTTGTCCAGAGCTATTCGGCAACCGATCTTTCGGCTGGCTATTCCACGGCGGCCGCAGCGACCACCACGACCAGCGTGACGGTTACCCTCACCAACTTCAGCGGTTCGGTTGTTTTCTTCAGCGATGTGCAGGTCAGCGAGTCCAGCATTGACCTACAGAAGATGGTTTACGAGCCTCTCGCCAATTCGGCGGCATACGGGTTCTACAAGGCACTGCTCGGTGCCAACAACGTCAATACGATCAGTTTCCCGCAGAACTATTCGATTGTCAGCTCCAGTTTTGATTCTGACGCTCTCTCGGATGTCAGCACGATTCTCCGAAAGGCGTTTGTGCCGATGCAAGGCCAGATGTTCCTTGGCAACTCGGACATCTTCAATGCACTCCGCAAAGACACGAGCTTCAAGGCGGCTTATGCGTATGGCACGCCCAAGGTAATCGTGGACGGTACGGTAAGTCAGGGCATGGGCTTCGATCTGGTTGAGTTCCCATGGCTCACCACGGTCAATTCGGGTGTAACGGCCATCGCCACCGGCAAACAGGCCTTGGTATTCGCCGCTCGGCGAGTGGCTGACCCCACGAACTGGTACGGCGAAGTCGAGAACATCACCGTGGCAGGCATTCCGATGCAGTTGCGCATGTGGTACGACGGCAACGCAGGCTTGCAGTATTTGAGTTTTGGAGCGTTGTACGGTGTCGCGGCTATCACGGATGCTGCCGCGAGCGCCAGCCCGGCTTACAATCAGCTGGTTCGTATCAACCCGGTGGGCCCGTAGTCAATGTCGATCAAGGCACATGCAGTGCTTGGCAAGGACGCCAAGGGAGCCGTGAAAGTGATTCTCTGTAGCGAGAACCTCACGGCGGTCAAGGCCCGATTCAGGGAGATTAGGGAAATGGGTGTTCCTGGACTGGTAGAGATCGGGTTCGGACGAGTCGAGGTGCAGTTGGTATCGAAACATCGGGAAGTCAAACCGCAGACGGCAGCGCAGGTGAAGAAATGAAGAAAAGCACGTTTTGGGGATTGGTTGCGGCAGTGAGTTTGGCGCTCTGTGTTAGTGAGGGTTTGCGCTGGTACTCTCAGCCGGTGGATGCGCAGTTCGGGCCTACATCCCCAAGTGGCGGGTGGGTCAAGATCACTGGAGCAGGAATACAGATCGGCCAGAACTCCACCGACGGCATTGGATTCTGGGGCGCAACACCCACGAAGCGATTGACTTTAACCGTGCTCACCAACACTACGGCCAATCTGGCTGTGACAATTTCCAATCTGAATTACATCGCTATTCAGACCGGGCTTTGGAACACGAACTGACGAAACGGAAGTAATTTTACAAGGCCCGCTCGGCCAGACCGGGCGGGCCTTTTTGCTTATGAGCGCAGACTGGGGAACGCAGATAGCGGACGCCTTCACAGAAGCAAGGGAGGCGTTTGGCGTGCCATTCCTAGTCACCGGCAATACAATCACGTTTTACGGAGTCCAACTAGACACCAAGGACATGCTTCCCTTGTCCTCTGGCGGGTTCATGGTGGACTTTGACGGAGGTTTGGAAGTGCTCAACACCGAGATAACGGTGAACATCGGCCAAACACTTTCGATTCAGGGCGGCCCTCTCATGCGCGTAGTTACCACCAAGGGCAGCAACGAAGACCCAGTTACAACTTTGTACCTCCAAGGTGTGAACAAGTGAGTGGTGCTCGAATGGTTCTGGACGAAACCAGCCGGCAGAACTTCACATCGGCACTGGAAAAGTATGCTGCTGAACGCAAGATTGATAATGCAGAAGCCTGTAATCGTGCGGCTTATCAAGTGGCCTGGCGTGCAATAGCTCATACGGGATACGCCAACGCCCCGGCAGTTGAAAGCGAACTGGGCCAGATTGTAGGTCATGCCCTTACGTTCACCAAGCGCGGGAAGATCAGCAAATCACAGCGGGCGCACCAGCAGGGAATCGTCAGCACCAAATCACTGGGGTACAACATCATGGCTGCCAGGATTTTCCGCAAGGTTGGCAAGGGCGGAATGCCCAGAAGTGTCGAGATACAGGCCAGCGCATACAAGATGGTTCGCAAGCGCGTGGCCAGCGTGAGCTTCATTTTGGCTGGTTGGATCCCGGCCATTAGAAGACTTCAGAGTGTGGTACAGAACGCCTTTTACCATGTGCCGCGCGACAGGGCGGGGAAGGGCGGCGTGCGAATAGCCAAAGCGGGCCACAACGTATTCGCTGAGATAACAAACAGCAGTGTCAACCCCAAGAGCCGATCAAGCGAAGAGGCTTTGTTTCGGGTTGGCGGGTCCGGGCTGGTACAGGCCGTGGACGAAGAGCGCGAGGACATGCTGGCTTATGTCAAAAATCAGTTAGACGCCCGCGCTGTGGAGTTCAATAATGCCCACTGATTCCAGCATGGCTTTAGAGGACTCCTTTGAACAGGCGCTAATCGCGTTCATAGGCGATTCTGCGCTACACGGCATCACGCTAGGTGTAAACCTCTATCAGGAGTTACAGGATAGCACCACAGCGCGCACGCCGCCGTCTGCGGTAGTCAAGGCAGAGCAACAGGAAGAGTGCGACCCTGAAACCGGGGTGTTTAAGCTGGCCGTGAGCGTTCTACTCTCCACGCAGGCAGATGACACCGTAGCGGCCACGCAGCGCACGCAATGGGCCAACCTGCGGTCTATCCTGATGTGGAGCGACATTCCCGGGGCGATCAATACCTGGGCAGCGGCCCAAACCATACCTGTAGCCCTATACGTATTCCCAAACAGCGTTGTGAGGGATGAACCCATGCCCAGAACGGAGCATGACAGGTCTTGGGATCAGGAGTTCAAATTCACCTGTTGGGCCATGCCCATGGCTGGCCCGTAGTATCGTAACATTCAACCTAAACGAGGTACATAATGGCAACACCAGCGACAGTAAAAGGCACGGCAGGATTAAGTTTTGGCGTGTGTAGCGTAGTCGGGGTCATCATGGAGAATCTTGACGCAGAGATTCCCGGGCAAGTCACCGAGGCTGCTGATGAGCAGGATAATGTTGTAGGATTTGCCATCCATCACTCCAATCGCGCGGACATCAATGGCGGCTATTTGTTCCTTGGGACGGACGTGACGGCCATCGGCAGCACGATTGCACTTACGACTTATGTGCCGTTCTCTGGCGCGGGTGTTTACGTTTACGCCTACGGCAGACGGTACACGAATAAAAGTTTCGTCAAGGGTACGTTCAAAGCTATTTGTGTCAGCGGAATAGCATAGGCACATGAACGCCGACCAGATTCCCCAAACCGCTGAGATTGCCGGTAGTGTGGATTTCACCACGCTAAAAACCCGCAACACCAAGGAAGCGGCCCTACTCTATTCGATCAAGGAAGTGCTCCCCGTTTTGCAGGGCGACGGCAACCTGCACGCCATGAGGGTGACCGGCGGCAATGGCGAAACCTGCTTCTTCTTTTTCCAGACCGGGAAACTTGCCGGGATGATTCAAAAGGCATTTAGCGACCCGCAAGCCTGGTGCGCGGCCAACTCCCAAGCGATACCAGATCAGTACATGCCGCAAGTCCTGACGCTGATTCTCACCATGTGGCACAACTGGGAACGATTGAAGGATGCCACGAAGGGTTTGCCACTGCATCTACTGGCCCGCCGAGACGGAAAGATTTTCATCAAACCAATTCCAAACCGAGGAGATTCCAATGGCAGACACTGACGCGGTTGTTATTCAACAGCTTGAATCCGTGAGCACCGAGGGAGGAGACAAGGAGTTCATACGCCCGGATTCTACGGTGAAGGATTTGACCTTGCGGCCCTACGCAGCCGGTACTCAATTACAACTTGAACAGATGCGCGTTGTCTTGAAAGAGAAACTGGCGAAACTTCTGGCCAATACTCCAAACGAAAAATCCCGGTTGAATCTCAGCGGTTACTACTACATCGGCATGTTTCTTTACATCCACGCGGGAGATGAAAAAGAAGTTCTCAAAGCCTGTTGGGAACCTGATTTGTTCTTTCAGAACCTGCACGCCTTCCTCCAGAGGTTCACGCAAAAGGAAGTCATGGACTGCGAGCCGAGAATCTCAGACATACTCACTGCCGCTCGAAAGGCGGATAATTACACGGTGGAATCGGATGCACCCCCACGCCCAAACTAATCACGCCGGGGTACGTGGCCCAGTACATCGGCAGCATTGCGGGCCTGACTGGCTGGGGACGGGACTTCTGTCTTTGGCGATTGCCATTGTCGCAGGGGTTACAGTTGCAACATGTGGCCTTGCTGGAAAAGGGAATCGCTACGGTGCAGTCGGACGAAAGCATGATCGAGGAATTGCAGGACACAATCGGAGGGCTTGCTGATGGCGGAACTTAAAGCCCGGCTTTCACTCGACTCGAGCGAGTTCACATCGGCAATCAGTTCGGCCCTGATGTCCGTTGAGAAACTTTCCTTTGCCATGGGCGCGATAGTCCCAATGCTCGGTGGGATAGGTGGCCTTTCCGGTATTGGGATGTTGGCGCATCAAGCCATGGAATTCTCTACCGCCACGATCAAGCTGGCGGATGCCACGGGAATCAGCACGGCAGCCATTCAACGCATGGAAGCCGCCACCGAGCCGCTGGGAATCTCGGTTGAGTCCCTGACCAAGAATACCGAGAAGCTGATGATCTCAGCCCAGAAAGCGGCTGACGGAGACATGGTGCTGTCAGCGGCATTCGTGAGACTTGGAATTGACGTAAAATCGTTTCTGGAATTGCCAGCCGATCAGCAACTGATGGCCTACGCGGAGGCCGCCCATTCCGCCGGGACTGCCGCCGAAAGTTTGCAGGCGCAAAACGCCATTCTCGGTAAGGGCTTCCGGGATTTGACGGCACTCGTAAACGACTTTGCGGAAGCCAAGGAAAGGGCCAACAAAGCGGAGATAATTTCCGAGGCCGATCTTCAGCAAGCAAAGAAGTACGATGAGCTAATCAAGAGCATTGAGTTACACCTGAAAGTAATATCGGTTGAGACAATCGGCAATCCGCTAAAGGCTTTGGAAACCAGCGCCGAGAATTCTCTTATTTTCCTAGGAAAATTACAGGCATTCCTTGGTGGAGGCCCGTCGCCGGATTTCGTAAGTCTATCGCAAAACATCCCGGCGGATACCAGCAAAGAAGGCAAGCGCACCACTACGGATGAAGACGCGGAAAACACACCCTTGGAACACGGCGCGACTCTACGGATGGCCGAGGAAAATACCCGGGCACAAAATGCCGCTTCAAGAAACCAGATCAAGGTGGAAGAGGAAGAGCGGCGCAAAGGGAAAACCCAACGGCAGGAAACCCTGCGAATGGCGGAAGAGGAAACACGGGAACGAAATGACGCTACCCGCAATGCCGTTAGGGTTGAGGAAGAGGAACGCGCGCGCCTGAAAAGAAATCGTGATCGCGCCGAACGCCCTGCGGAACACGAAGAGACATCCGCTTCCCGTACTGAAAACCGCCTAGACCATAGTTTGGAAAAGCAGTCCGACAGTCTCAAGCGCATCGGCGGAACCGTAGGAGAAGGCCGTGGCCGATCAAGCATGGTTGCCGTGTTCGATTATCAGCAGGCAATAGCCAATAACACGGCGCAAATGGTCATGCTGATGAAGCAAACCCAAACCGGCGTAGGGCAAAAGCGCCCGCCAATATCGAGTCCCTGACATGAGCTACATCGGCAAAGGCACACTAGACCCAAGCAGCACCGCGGCACCGCTAGGCCCAAAGACCGGGTATATCCGAAACACCCTGCTTTCTACCCAGTACAAATACGTGGCCGAAGGGCTATTGACGGTACTCAAAACCAAACTGCCTTTGATTGGCTCGGTGTACACGGACGGATTCCCGGTGATGGACGCCTATATCGAACCCCGTGGAGACGGTGGCTCGGGTGAAATGACCATCCTGACCGAGAATCGTTTTGGAGGGGCAATCATCGAGGTTGACTGGCAGCAAATCCAGAAGCCTCTCGAAAGCCATCCCCGATACCGTTCAGGAGGAGCGGCGCCGTTGAACAGTACCGATCAGATTCAGATTGCTCAATGGCGGGCCACCGGGACGCCCTTATTCGCCAGTCTATCCAGTCATGCGAAGGATTTTGCCACCAAGATTCTTGCGGGAGAAACGGCTTATCTGGTGGCTGCTCCGATAGCCCGGCAGATAACGAATTACTACATCCTGCTTACGGTAGGGGCCAATCTGGGGACATTCTCCACGGTGACACCGTTTGGCGGTTGTCCCGGTGGTTATATGTGGCTGAAAGTCACAGATCGAGGCCGCAAGGATTCAGCCTACTGGGAACGTACCGAAGAGTGGCTCGGCGCGGATTATTGGGACACGGATTTGTATAGCTGAGGTGCGGCATGATTGACCCCCCAAGCATTCCAACCGACGCGGAAGGTGTACCGCAGCAGTATTATAGGTACACCCGGCAACTGGGCAGGCAAAACACACCCAATCTTGGCGTGGGCATCAACCAGCTCGGCGGGCCGAATGGGACAAGTTTGGAAGTAAGAAGGCCCTTATTCGGTGCTGCACAAACATTTGTATTTCCGGTCAAAGTCACAAATGACGGCGGCTCTGCCGGCAGTTCCATTACCATGTGCAGTTTCACATACACCGTGGATGATCTGCTCGGCAACCAACTCGGTTCATCGCAAGCCCCTTATTTTAGTCCAGCTAGAATATTGGTCTGCGCCTGTACCGTCGCACCCAGTGGTTCTTATGGCACAGCGTTCTACGACTTCTCAGGCGTGACACAAATGCTTTGCCTTGGGTTTGTGCAAGAAAAAGAACAGCAGACGAATTGCTAATGCGGCTCACTCGTACACCGTCAGGACTTTGGATTCCAAACATGGTCTGGCTGGGTGCTGGCGATCTCAGACAAGTCGGAAGCGCAGACGGCAAGGTGCGAGTGAAAAGTAATGGCCCGGTTGTGGCTGGCAGCGGTGACCCTTGCTGCTGCGCCCCCCCTCCTGCTAATTGCAGCAACCTTCCATCGGCTGCATCTGCGATTGTCACCGGAGCAACCGGTGGCGGCTCAGTCGCAAATGGAACCTACTCCTTTAACGCCAACTATTCTCAGTCGGCCTGTTGCGTAATTTTTCTCACAGCCATCGCGGGGTACGAACTGTGGCTGGTTTATTGGAAATCAGATGGGCATTTCTGGTCAGCACTTAGCACCGGGGGTGCCACATGGGGAGGCAGTGAAACGGACAGGTCTTGCAGCTATGGAACTTCTTATGAATGGCAAGTGCCAGACGGAACCATCACCCTTGTAGGGGGACGATGGGTTGGCTCTTACATCATGCCAAATCTTACCGGCGGTAGCGCCGCAGTATCGGTGACATTCTCGTGAACTACAACTCATTCACCGGCACGGCGGAATCACCCTCGCGGGTTTGCGCCTCGCGTATCCACTGCGCGAATCTCATGGAAGATACAGTAACGCGAGAAAGCTTTAACGCGCCATGCTTGGAGTGTCCGTTCGGCGTCACCATAGAAACTGCCAGAGTTTATCGCGATAAAGCGAGCGCAGAACAAAGCAAGCCAGTCAAACCCCGTCCACCTTGTAGCAGTCTCGGCAAGCTCACCGGCGAGACGGCTAGCTGCGCGACTTGCAGCGGAGAACACATGGAGAGCCTGCACGCCTGCTCGGTGCATGGCCACTGTACGATCACCCGCCAAGTCAAAGACAATACGGTGCATTGCTGCACCACCTGTCCTGACCATTCCCCAATCGTAACAATCACCCCAAACGAGGTATAAATGGCCAACACAATTTCTCTAAATACTTTACTATCAGCGACCACCAATGCGGGGTTGGCCAGCGTCCAGCGCCAGTTATCAGCACAGTTCGCTATGGCCGGTAATCTGGTGTCCTCCGGCATTGTCCTGATCGGCACGAGCGATACCGCCTTCCCCATCGCCTCGCTGGGCGGCGGTACTATTGGGTACATCCTGATTCACAACACCGACCCCACAAACTACATGACTTTAGGGGCGGATGGTTCTAACTATCCAATACTGATAAATCCCAACGGATGGGTGTTGACGGCATGGAACGGCGCGGCAGTCCATGGCATTGCCAACACCGCCGGAGTCAACGCCGAATATTACATTCTGCAAGCGTGATTTATGGCTGGCAAAGCACGAATACTTTATCTGCTCTACGGTGAAGGATATTTCTTTTCGCCATGGGGACGGGGAAGGGTCGTCTCCGATCTTCAGTTGACCCGACAGGATTACTACAGCCTACGGATTCAGGCGGTAACCAGCCCTGATTTTTTGCCCAACTCAGACGGCACGGCCCCGGCTAGTGTCTGCGTTGACCTGTCACAGTACAGTACGGGTAACTTCGCGCTCTACACTATTCCTGATTGGCGAAACGGGTTTTCCAGTACGGCGGTTGCCGCATGGTCTGGGCTGGATGCTTCAGACCTTCCATGGTACGCGCCAGCTAGTGGACGATTAAGCTTCATCGTGACGCCAACCAGCGCAATAGCACCAAAGGTGTACGTCGCACAGTTCGCGCTTGCCAGTGGCACCCCTGACTTCCGAATGCCGGATATTCCCATGCTGGTGGACTTGCGACAGGAATTGTCTTTGGGTACCGAGCCTGGAGCACCGGCCATCGTGAGCGGGACAGCGACAATCAATTCCGGGCAATCCAGCGTAACCGTAACGGGAATTACCGGCATGGCCAGCACGGGATTGGTATATCCGTTCTGGTTGGGTACACCTCAATCGACAGGAATAGGAGCTACTTGTGGTACTACGCAATTCACAATCACAGCCAGCGGCCCAATGCCGGCCAACACGACGGTTGGATGGTTCATTGTCAAAAATGCTTAAACTGGTTTCGCTGCTGATGGTGCTCTGGCTGCCGGGATTGGCCTTGGCGCAAGGCACCAATGTCCCGGTAGTGTGGAATCTGACGGTGCTCACCAATCTTACACTTGGCAGCCCATCAAACCCGGCCAACACGATTTCCAACTGGGCGCAGGTCGGGCCATTGGCAGCAACGAATCAGCTTTTCAATGGTACCGCATCGGTAAATGGCCAGCCGATTACAAACGGGGCTACGATAACCGTCAGCAGCGGCGGCGGAGCCACCAATCTGTTAACCATCTTGTCCACCGGCCCACAAGCGGGAAATGGGAATGGATTAGTGATTACCAATCTCGGAACACTCAACGCCTTTTCGGTGGGGGCGATGAATCTTGTTGCGACGAATGCTACCATTGGAAGTATTCTTGCCCCTGCTGGCGCGACGGCGGTTCTGGTAACGAGCCCTCTTTCTTTGTCGGCCAATCAGATTCATAACGTGGCCAACGGAACCGTTGCCAGCGATGCGGCCACAATTGGGCAGCTTGCTGGATCCACCAACTCATCCGGTACCATCACCGCCGGGTACTTCGTGGGCAACGGCAGCGGATTGACGGGCATCGGCGGTTCTTCCGTCGCATCGTTCGCCACCAACAGCAGCTATTCCACCAATTCCGGCAGTCTCGGCGGCGTGCCAGCGGCGAGCTATCTGACCAACCAAGAGAATCGCATTTTCTGGGCTGACGCCTACCTCACCAACGACAACTCGACTGATGATAGTGTCGGGCTGACCAACCTGCTCTCCTTGTCCATGACCAATTCCACTGTGTACTGGTCGGGTAAGACGGCGTTCTTCAAGGCTCCCACCAACAATCTGACTTGGTTCAATTACTCCCCGAACAACGTGCGCTGGATTGGCAATGGGCAAACGTTGAGAGTGACCAACAGGAATAACGCCGCTGCTTCCGGCATCTTCGGCATCTCCGGCATCACGAATTTCTACATTGAGAACATGAGCTTTACCGGGCCGACCATCGCCACGAACGGCAGCGCAGCGGATGATACCGCGCTCTTTACCATAACGGGGCTTAATGTCGAATGGGTGATGAAGGGAACCCACTGGCGCGGGTTTCACTGGGGGTTGGTCGAGGAAGCGCCTTGCTTTAATTACGATTTCTCTGTGACCTACTCCACGTTCAACGACATGGGGAACTATCAAGCCGCCGATGGTGGGTTCTCGGATTTGTCGGGTTTGAGAATGGAAGTATCTCACAACGTATTCTCCAACTGCTTCCGCGCCGTAGAAATGTACGACACCACCGGGATTCAGTCTGACAGCGGGGACTGGGTTTTGAATGACAATGCTGTAATCGACGTTCAAGACTGTGCCTATAAGTGTATCCCTAACACTATTTGGAAAGGCATGAGAATTAACGGGCTGACAGTGACCGCCCCATCGGCGGGACAGAACAGCATTTATAATGCTTCGATTGGCGTGAACGCAGGGAATGTTTCCAATCTAGACATCGCCAATATTCAAATTTCATCAACGGCACTTTACTACGGCCTGTACATCACCCCGGCTTACAATCTCACCATCCGTAACGTCCAGAGTACCGCCCAGAACGATATTATTGGCGCAAACTACTCCATCAAGGATTCAACCCTTGGGAATATTACCATCAACATCAACTCGACTGGCAACGTCCAGAATGTTGGCTCGACAACCTTTGTGAATAATGGGGTGCTAACGTACTCTCGGGACACAGCGGGCAACGTGACGGCGGGAACAAACCTTACGCTGAGCAACACACCAACCACGCCCGCCACGATTGCTTCGACACCCATCACCATTGCCGCTAGCTATGTGTCGAGTGGTTTCGGAAGCGCAACGTGGAACACGACATTTATATCAGGAGGCACTTTCCCGGTAGGGGTGGGCGTCGTAAACGCTTGGCAAAAAACCACCAAGCGTATCATTCAGTTCGGAGGAGTGAGCAACCAGACTTTTATGTTTAGCGGAACTTCGACCACCAATGGTGCCTATGCCTTTACGACCAACGGCCCGGCGGGTCAATGGTGGACAAACAACGCCGGTGTCTATGGCGCTTCACCGGGACTTATTTCCGGGAGCAACCCCACCCCGTTAAATATAGTCGGAACTCCCGACTACACGACTCCTACCACCAACATCATCCCGCCAAACTTCCCCAATGGCGTCGGGTTTGGAAGCAACGGTAGCTACGCCTTCATGTCATACGTCGCCACAAACCACTTCCTGCGCGGCTACGGCACCACGACCAACAGCATCTACGACAACGGCACCATCCAAGTGGAAGCTCCCGGATTGAACTGATGACCCGCCTCCTCGCCATCCTGTTTCTAGCCACGGCCTGCCACGCGCAGAACATTCTCGGCACATCGCCGGACTTTATGAATGGAGGCCCATCGCAGACGGCCATCCAGAAGCAACTGGGCGCTGGCACCATCCGGTTCCAAGCACGCATGGCCGACATCATGCCCGCGCCCGGCTATTTCAACTTCACGAATGTGCCTACCTGCAACGACACGCTTATCAGCAACGCGGTCGCACAGGGGCAAAAGGTCATGTTGGATATTTGGTGGTGGCCTTCGTGGGTGCAAACGACAAACGAGTGGCCGAATCGATACAACGACATGGCCGCGTATGTCACCGCCGTCCTGAATCGCTGGCCGAAAATTGTTTGGCTTGGTTGCTGGAATGAACCAAGCGCCACACAGGGAAATCCGATGACGATTGTGCCGGGCCTGACCAACGCCACGCCGCTGCAACTGATGACCGAGTATCACGCGCTCGTCACTTGCATCTACGACGCCGCGAAGTCGGTCAATCCGAATGTGAAGTTCAATATCGGCAAGTTCGACGGCTACCACCCCGAACTCAACGCGCTCCTGAAATCTCTCGGGACGTGGGCGATGGCCGACCTGATTACCTATCACGACAACGACGACGAGTTTGGTCCTCCCCTCGTGGATGCCGCGACCAATGGCGTCACATTTCCTTACAGCGTAGCGCACAAGTACGCAGCGATGGCCGCTTTGTTCCCCGGCAAGCAATTCGGCTGCGATGAGTATTATCCGTGGTCGCCGTTCACTGCCGCCGAACACGCCGCCGCCGCGCGCAAGGCCGGTAGCTCGCTGGAATGTTGGATGCTTGGCCCTTACGCGCCACCGCCGGGCACAACCATCCCCGGCTGCTACGGCATCACCAACGGCGTCCTCAACGAAACCGCAATCAACCTCGTGAACATTCTGACGACACCATGAGGGACTGGCCAAAAACTTTCTGGGGATGCCTGACGTTCGCGCTCTGCGGCCTGATTCTGGCCGCTTTTTGTTGTCACTTCGCGATGGGGCAGACCATCACCATGATGCCCACGCCAAGCAACTGTCTATTCGGTGTATCAGCCTCGTGGACGGGCACGGTGCAATTCTGCTGGCTGTGTTCCACCTCGACGCCAAACGGCCCGTGGTGGCCCTGTAGCGGAACGCAAACCATATACAGCGGGCAATCGGTCACGAATATATTGACGCTCGGCACCAACGTCGCGAGGGGGTTTGTCAAAGAGGAACGATTCCAATGAGCGACCCTTGCCCAAACTGCGCCGCCCTTTCCGACCAGATCAAGCTTCTCAGGGCCAAGCTGATGAATCGTGACACGACGATTGCCTGTTTGGAGATGGCCGTGAAACGGTTAGAGGCTGCAAAGAAGGCCGCATGAAATTCCTTGTCGCCATACTCGCGGGCCTCATTTGGGTTTACGGTTTCCAAGTCGGCAATCGTTCCGCCGATCAGCGCATAAGGCAACTCAAGGATGAGTTCAAGTGCGTGAATAGCGAAGTGTCAGACCTCGCAGACGCCCTATCCGATTGTGACAAGGAGCTTGTTCAAACCAAACGCGCACTCGCCCGCGAGAAGTATCGGCACACTATTTAAGAAGGGGGCTTAAACGGGACATGAGCGAACAGGAAACCATAAACGAGGGAGTGGTTGAAACGATCAAGGAAATCAAGGAGACGGTGAAAGAGATTCACGACCGGCTCTTTGTGGGCAACGGCAAGCCTTCGTTTGAAGTGCGGGTGGACCGCCTGGAAGAAAAGCAGAAGGGTCGCAGCAAACATTTTCTGATAATCTATACCGCATTGGCGGCGGCTTTCTTTTTGGTATTCCTGGAATGGTTGGCAAGTCGAGTCCCTCAGATTGTAAAATGAAACCTGAAACATGGACAGCACGCATGGAGGGCCCGTACTGGGTGGCCAGAGCAAGTCATGGCTACGTGGTGGCACGTTCACTCCTTCGTGGGGTGATGAAGGCCATCGCCAAAGAGAATGGCGCGAGACTCAAATGGATTTGATTACTCAATTTATCTGGTTCCTGAAGACGCACTGGCCGATTCGGTTCTCCGCTCTTCGTTGGCCCAAGCATGATAAATTCCTTTCAGGACAATGCCCGCTGTGTCGTCGAGATCATTCAACCCGTCGCCTCACGAGTTCCGGGCCTTCAGCCAGCCGGCCATTCAGGAATTCCCAAGTCAGCAATTCGTCCGGCAGCGTTTTGGCGGCGCGAGGAGGAGACTTGATCAAAGTCGCTGCCACACGACGAGTCTCCACCTCGCTTTTGCCACAAGATGATTTACTCATGCGGAAACTTTAATCTAATTTACAGCGAATCGTCTATACTGTAGAATATGTACAGGTTTCACGGTAGTAACCAGAAGGAGAATGGGAAATGGAACGGAAACGAAATGACATAATTGCTGAACTTAAAGCACAGATTCAGGAAATGAAGGCGGAAATTGAGGCGCTGAAGGCCGCGCCGAAGATCGAACTGCACAGCCACTTCCATACGCATCAGGCACCGTTAAACCTGCCGTTGGCGCAACCTGTCAATCCGCTTTGGCCGATGCCGAACACGTATCCTCAAATCACTTGGGGAGTTGATAATCAGAACGCCGGATTTAACCGCTGTCAGATGTTGTGCTAACTAAGGGAAAAGGCGAATGACACTCGACACGAAGAACCTCAGCCCAACAACCGTAGGTGGGTACGTGACCGCAATCGGCGCGGCGTTGCTCTTTGGATGGAAAGCGGCTCTACCGGCCACGGTCATTGAGCCGTCGTGGTGCATCACGGTTGGGGCGGTATTGACACTGGCAGGGCCAATCCTTATGGGGCACGGCGCTGCTGACGCGAAAGACCAGACTCCCGCGCCTCCACAGGCCCCGCCAGTCACCAAGTCATGATTTCCGACCTGATATTTATTGCCGTGCTGGTAGTCAGCGCGTGCCTGATTGCTCCGATGTTCACCAAATGAAACTCACCCCGACATTCCTGCTCCTTTGCCTGACCGGGTGCGGAACCTTCACCTCTCACATGAGGTGGGTGGATGTGCCCTACGCCGATCGGGTGGCATACGGTGGGGTACGGCTTGACGCGGGCGTGATTCACGATGTCTGCAAGGCGAACCCCGTCGACGCGATGGTTGTCGTCCCGTTGTGCGTCTTGGATATGCCGCTATCGGCTGTCGCCGACACCTTCATGTTGCCAGTGGATTTGAGCAAATGAAAATGCACTTTGAAACCGCCGATACTGACGCGCAAGCATCGGAGCTGTTTTACCGAGCGGTAAACGCTATTGATGTGGGCACGGTCGAGGTTCTGGAAATCTATGCGAACCAAAAGAACTGGGGCCATATTTGCCATGAGGGCCGACATTATTGGGTGTGGACCGGACCAGTGATTTGCGGATTTGAGTTGGCCGAAAGAACGGTTAGGAAGCACAAGCCAAAGCCATGATTTGTGCGCTCATACTCGCCAGCCTCGTCACGGTGAACGTCAACATCCCGGAGGACACTCACCAGCGGATCAACGGGGCGCTGTGGCAGGCCAGCAACTCACTGGCAGCCTATCAGGTTGTGGCCAACGACTGGCACGCGACGACGACCAACATCAATCAGCGAGTCGTGGAGAGCAACCAACGGGCAGCCGAGACGCACGTCTTTTGGCAACAGGTACAAAAATCCTCGCTTTGGATATTGGCTTTTTTGGTATTCGTATTCCGTGAACACGCGCAGAAACTAATCATCGGCGCTGGCAGGCTTGCCATGCTGCCGATCACCAAAACGAAAGCAAAAGGAGCAAAATGAGAATCATCAAGAACATCGCATGGTCAATCTGTCATCCACTGAACGCATTCGCTTGGCTGTATACCGGCGAGTGCCGTTCGACTGTCATCAAACGTCGGCGCGCGCTGTCCGCTGGACTCGCAATCGCCGTCAGCCTGTGCGTGGCAAGCGTTACGTTCGGGCAGACCGTAACGCTAGATCAGTCACTCAGCCAGGCCTGGAACACCTTCCAAGCTGGTGAGCTTACTAATGTAACCGCCATTGCCGGAGCCGTGCAGAACGGTCACTCGTGGGGCGGCTTTGCGGCGTTGGCTTACAATATGCCAAAGGCAACGGCTCTGCCATTGCAGCCGTACATATCGCCCGTGGTTGGTGTGTTGGAGTTTGGCAATCAGTGGGAAGGTTTCACGGGTGGCGTCCAGCTAAAGACGGATTTGCATTTGCTCCGTGGACTTTCTGGCACAAATAAAACAGGGTTCTTCTACAGCGCGGCCCTGACTCCGAATGCCGGGGCTGGTGTCATGGAGAATCTGTCAGGCGAAACTTTTGGCACTTTCAAGGTGCCGGGTAAAGGCACGCCGGGACAGACGGAAGCGGCAACCTTCTACGGTGCT